GAGTAAGAATCGGAGGTCAAGTATAATAACGATTCACAATGTCGATTATTATACCTGATCTCCAGATTTTTGCAAGAAAAGAAATTATTTGGAGATATCAATGACACAAGTTCAATCAAGTTATTACTCAGTAACACCAGCAGAAGTTAGATACTGCAAAAATTTAGAACCTAATGCAAAACTTCTTTATGGAGAAATAAGTGCGCTTTGCAATCAAGAAGGATTTTGTTGGGCTTCAAATCGTCATTTTTCTCAACTTTATGATGTTGATATTCGTACTATTCAAAGATGGCTCGATTCACTTCAAAAAAATGGATTCATAGCTATTCAAAAAGATAAAAACAAATTTAACTCACAAAGACGTATATACTTGAGTCATGCTTTTAAAATATTAATTACAGAAGGACAAAAATGTCACCCCCCCATGACAAAAATGTCACCCATAATATTAAAAGATAATAATACAAGTAATACTATTATTGCGGACCCTCCAAAGAAGATGCCTGCCGGCGGCAATAATAATTTTCATAAATGCTTAGAAAAATGCGAAGACCTTTCCTTGAAGCAAAAGATCCAGATAAGCAAATTTCCTGAAGAAATCGTAGCCCAGGCTATTCGTTATGCATATCATCCAACTACCAAAATTCAAGGAGGCGCAATCGGACGACTTAAACTTATCCAGTATTTCATCAGAAATCCCGATCAGTTCGAACCAACAATGAAAGATTTAGACAATCCTCCAGAATTAAAAACCAAAAAAGATGTTCTTTTGGGAAAATTTAAAAAAGGCAAAATTTACAACGGTTATGAATTTATCCAAGATGAAATCGGCGTTGGATTTTTAAAACCTGGAATGATGCAACCGTATTCTGTGAATTGGAATGTCTCAAATTTTGAAGCCGAATTTTTAAAATTGTTAACAAAATTAAAAATAGATTCTTGAATGTTTTTATGCTTAGGGATGATAAACAATTTGCAGAAAAATTAAAGATAAACTATGGTTTGGCTACCTTGAAAATAAACAAGCGTTATTCTCAAGATACGAAGACTGGCAAAGAATATTACTATTACTTGCCTCCAGGCGTCTTTCGTCAAGCTTTGCAGCAATTGTGTGAATCTTGAAATAAAATAAAAATTTACTAGGAATGCGAAACCATGTCAAAAGATAATCCATTTGTAAAATTATTAAAATCTCAAGAATCTATAGGACCAGACAAATCAAATATATTTCACATAGCTGATTTTGTTACTAACGCACGATTTGAAAAAGTGATGGGAGAAATTACAAAATCTTTAGCTGACTTACATTTCACTATGGCTAATATTTCACTGGCTAGATCTTCCAACCCCAAAGACCTTTCATCCGATCGTAGTCCTCATCACCAATTCCCCGATCAGGACGATAGTCAGACTCAGTTATCGCAAGCATCCGAAACGCATCAGAACCATGAGAAGTGTAGTCATGAAAAGGCTTGTCCCCATACACCCGAAACTTCTCGTTATACTGCTTACGATAGTTCTCCAGACACTTCAGGCCATGTTCACATCTCTTCTCATCGAACCAGCAACGTGATAAAATCATACGAACAGCTTCAATGCCAGATTCTAAACTTAATTTTGGTGCGACACGGAAATTCAAACCTAGCTTCCGGGCTGTTTCAAGTCTTGTCTTCCCTGTTGTCAATTCCCGCGCTTGAATGTCATGTGGTGCAACATTTAAATCATATACGCATCCGGTTTCTCGACGGTAATCATCCAGAACGCGTGCATAGTGAGATAATCCTTCACCAGAATTTTCATAGTAGTTAATCAAATGAATTTCTTTACCAACAAACTGAACGAACCAAATAGCAGTACTGTCACCGATGCCAAGGTCCCAATAAGTACGAACAGGAACAGCAGGGTCATAGTCAACCGATGTAATCCTTCCTTTCTTTCGAAGTTCATCCATCTGACGGCCATAATAGCTCCCTTCTTGTCCACGATTAAAGTTGCAATAGAATTCTTGCTGTATCATATCTTCTGGCATCCCCTTACGTCTCTCTGCTTCTATTTGTTCTTCGGTAAGCACTCCCGTATCTCGAACCGTAAGTATTTCAAAAAACCATTCAGACGGATTTCTTCTAGCTATCTCTGCCAAATCCCACCCATGATTCTTGCCACGTGGTGTGAAAATAAACGCAGCCCATCCTCCATTAGCAGCAAGTATCGGTTTGACGAATTCATATGCCATAGGGTCCATCAAGCTCCATTCGCTAAAGACAATACCACGTGGATTAGTACCCATGATGGCGTCGTAACTGTCAGCTCCTATCAACTGTATCAACGATTGCCCTTTAAGTCCGTTCAACCATATTTTCATCTCTGTATTATTTGGATTACCGTCGATTATACTCTTGGGAATATAGTCGAGCATTCTTTTCCCATCATTCGTCATACCATCCCAGAGAACACGCTTAGCTTGGGCGAAACTTGGGAGAAAGTAGTAATACGTTCCAGGCTCAAGATAAGCACGCTTAATCATGTAATTCCACATCGTCGTGTCCTTGCCCCCCCTTCGATGCACGACCCAACAAACGTTTTTTACCCCATCATCTAATGCATTCAAAACTTTATATTGATAAGTTCTTGGTTCATATCCATGTGGAAGTATAATATCGACCATCTTACGCCTCTGTTCTATCTAAATCATTATTCGGAAAGTCTTTTGACATACCTTTCTTTTCCTCTTCGGTGACTTCTGTGTATTCGATTACTTTTATCATCTCGTGAATCAACTCAATGTTCTGCTGACAGAATAGCCCAAAGATAAAAAACTGCTTCAATGCCATAAGCGTGACAAATTCTGTGTTTTCAATGTTTCTCTTTGCCACATGACCTGAAAAGATAATCTCATCTATCATCCCTGCAAGTTCTCCTGCGAAATTCTCAAACTCTTCCTGATTTGCGAAGCAATTAAGGATTTTCTCTAAATTCTCCGTCTTCACCACCAAGTATTTTTTCATTTCTTTCCAGTTTTTCAAAAAATTTCTTTACATTTCAAAGCAAAAAAAGCGGGCGATTGACTAGAACAGCACCCCAAACCAACCTACCGTACGCACACCCGGAATTCTCCAGACAGAATAGGTCAGCACCAAGGAGGAAAAGCGTCAGAAAGGAATCGAACCTCTAACCACCGATATTGAGTACAACCTAGGAGAAAAAAACTCGTTCTCGGTCTCTACCATTGAGTTACTGACGCAGTTTTGACTTGAGATAATTTACTTCTTTTCTCAAGTCTCTTAATTCGTCTAATACTGCATTCAAAATTGAAGGAAGAGTATTGACAGGCCTATGTGATCTTAAATTGTCTCTAGCTCTTCTTAACGCATCCCACTTAGTCATATTCTCTCTTTTATATTCTTGTAATGACTCCACGAATCATCAAAAACTCTTTTCTTTTCAGCAATCCAATTCAACTCTTCGTAACTTTTTGCATTCTTGTTTTTCACTGAGCGAATATAAGTTTGTTTTCTATTGCTTTCTTTTATTCTTTCTTTCTTCTTATATGACTTAATACACAGATCATTGCAGAATTTAGGGATGAAAGAACCTCTATAAAAAATTTCATCGCCACAGTTAGCACAACTCACAATCTTAGAAGCTTTTTTTCGATCCTTCAAATGTGAAAAATGAGCATAATATTTAAATTTATTCTCACAGTCAAAATTACAAAAGTCTTTATCCTGTTCATGCGTCAGAAATGATTTTTCACATCTCTTGCAATATTTCTTAAAAACAGGAACTGCCATTATTTTTTCTTCTTATCCTTCATCATCTTTTTGCCAGCTTCACAATATGGGTCTCGTTTTTTATCAAGCTTCTCTAAGTTTTTCAGTTGCTTTCCTTCTTTCTTATTTGTCTTCTCAATTTCTCTGATTTGTTTATCCATCATTAACTCCATGATTTTTTGTAATTTGGTATCAATACTATTTAAAGTGCATGATAAATCATAAAATTGTTCATCATAACAGTAATCCATCATCGCTCACCTATTTCATTTTCTTCAGCGTTTCAGCCAATCTAGCTCTTTTTGCAGTTGTTGGATTCTTACTATGTTCTGCTTTTTTAAGTTTTGCTGTTGGAATCTTTTCACCTTTTTTCACACCAAGACTTTTTCTCAATGCACCAGGCTTTTTGATTGCTCCTTGTATCCATTTATCATTCGCCATCTTCATACTCCATTTCTAAGTTTCTAATTTGTCTTTTAATGAACCACATAGCCTTTTTCAGGTCTTGCAATTCATCTTCTTTCTTACCTGCTCTCAAAATGTATTTAATGCAGTTGCCTAGATTAAAATTTAGTTCGAAAGCCTCAATCACATCAATTGCTTCCATACCACTTTCTGACTTGTAATGGCTTGGATGATTCACTTTGTCTGCCATAGCATAATCCGTCGCCCTTTCATGACTTAATCCTGTAAAAAATCTTTCTAATTCATCTGATGTTGTTGTTATCATTTTACTCTCCCATTTTTTGTGATATGGATATAACTCTACTAAATCTTCTTTGCTTAACCAGGTTCGAAACATCATTTAAGATCGTCCTTTCTTCTCATTTCTACAGCTGATTCAAGATTTCCTTTTGCTTTCTCAAGATACTTTCTGCATTTAGCTACCTCTACATCATTGTGAGTAAGCTTCATCTTCTTGATCATCTCTTGTATCTTCTTATGCATATTGCCCTACTTATTTTTGTAATCTGTTTCGTAAAATCCTGAGCCCTTGAAATGCAAAGCTAAGCCACCACCAGGAACTCTAACCATACTTGACTTCATGCAAGACGGACATATCGTTGTAGGTTGCTCGCTCATCTTATGAATCAATTGCGTCATATGTTTACACTCAGGACATTTGTATTCATACGTCGGCATTAATCCTTTTCCTGTAATTTTTCGATTTCTTGAACGATTTTCTCTAAAAGAATACTAAGTCCGCCTGCTTTCAACTCTAAGTCCCTAGTAAACTCCATCACTTCTCGCAATGTCATGTTCTGGGCAAGCTTTCTGTTCTTTCCAATTCCGTCACATGATCTAATTGACTTCATAATCTTTTTCCTTGTGATTACCCCATTTCTTTCCTAACCACACTCTTCTCAAACAAAATCCACATTCTTTGCTCGGACATCTTTGTTTGACATGCTTCACTGCTTTCTTCTTACTCAATGCTTTCATCTTTTTTTCTATGTCTACGCATGTTCTCTATCCATTTCTTATCTATATTAATCATGTATCCGGTTGATTTTTCGAAGCTATGAAACCATCGACCACACGGTGATAGAAATCCAATATGAGAAGAGTCAACCAAAATAGACCAATCCTTACTTGTGTATTCATAAATTTTATCATCTATTGTCTGTTGGTTCATTTTCCTTCCGATATTTGTCCTGGATATTTTCGTAAGGCATTGCCATGTTTCCAATTCTAAGCGGCCTTCCTTCGAATTCATCATCTTCCCATTTGCTTCCGGACTCCCTGTATTCAACAAAAGGGTAATAATCAAGGTTCCGTATTAATACTTTCGATCCTGGCATGTTTATTTCTCCTGTTTCTTTCTGAAAGATCACTAACTAACGATGTATATTCTTCAAGAGTACGCATGATTTTGACACATTCGACTATAGATTCATCAGGATTTGGAATTTTATTGTGATTAGAAAAAGAAATATTCATAAAGTATGTCCAAACCTGTTTTAAAGATACTCTAGAGAACGAAAAAGCTCTCTAAAGTATCTGTTCAAGTTCAACATGCTAAAAAATATTATATATGGCAAGAAAATATTTCAAAAATTTTAACTTTTCTCTCTATCCAGCCTTCTTCTTTGTAAAGTTTTTGTTTAAATACTTGTCTTGGTATTGGAACAAATCTTGAATGTTAATGACATACGAATTTCCCTTTCTCGTGGACTTCAACATGCCTTTCCGTACTGCGTAGTATAGTTTTTGTCTTGGCACGCTAATCATCTGCGCCGCTTTCTCAACAGAAACACAGCCTTTTTCTTCATCAAAAACCTTCTCTCCATCTATCACAGAATTGACTCGCGAATATCTCTGCCTATCGTATTCCACTAAGTCCATCAAAAAGACTTTAAATGTATCGCCATGCTTATAGGCACGTAATTTCTTCTCTCGAATTGCTAGATATATAGCCTGTCGTGTAACCTTCTTTATTTTAGCTGCTTCACTGACTGTGACGTAACTGTCCATATATTCTCCTAGTTTTTGTTAAATTGTGTTTTTTTACATTTATGCGTGTAATGTCTTATGGTTCAAGCTTTTTTAGAATATATTATCAAATAACTACTTAACTTTTTGCCAAATTCATTTTAAAAAACAAGATTTTAGCATTATAGAAAACGACTTTTCAACATTTATTCTTAAAAAACGATTAAGATTAGATTATCTTGTGATCAATTACTCTTAAATTCTAAGGAAGTAGATCTTTTGGAGACACATCTAGAGCATCGGCTATTCTATTATGATAAACCAATAAAGATAAGCAATACAGAAACTAAAATATACCAAGTAGACTAGACATTCTTAATAGAGATTAAAAAAAAGTCTTGACAAGATCGAAAAAAATGATATAAAGAGGTTTTCTTTCTTTTTAGAATTTTTCTTTCTTTTGGGCTATCGTTAAGAGTTTTTAGATATCTCCTCCGGAAGGGGAGTTTCTTAAGAGGGGAAACCATTTTCAGATGTAGCCTGCGTCAATGCTCGGCTATCTTTATCCGCAAGATATTATTCATACACATCTTTGCGATGATCTATTTCTACAATGAAAACTACGACTCTATCCTCGAAGACCTTGTAAATAATTCTAAAATCACCTACACGAATTCGCCGATGTTCCTTCCATTCTTTTGTTAAAGGCTTACAGTAATTATTAGGTGCTACGGTAAGTCTTTTTTCTATTGCTGATTTGATTCTATCTCGAATATTTCTAGGAAACTTTCTTAAATATTCTTCAACTCCAATATCATAGTCTATTCTGTATCCAGTCTCTTCCATAATTCCTCATGTGATATCGTTTTGCAGCCGCCTTCAATCCATTTCTTCTCTTTTTCTTCAGCTCTCCTAGCAAGCAACATATCTTCATACTCTTCAAGCCAATCTTCTACAACCTTCTTCACTACAGCTGACATACTCATATGCTTTTTATTTGCTATGATCTCGATTATCTCCATGTGATCAGGATTCAATGTAACTTGTAGCCTTGGATTCTTTGTAGCCATACTTAACCTCCTCTTTCTTATTAGTGTACCAGAAGTGGAGCTTTAGAAGCGATAAATAGAAAATAACTATTAATTCGATCGAAAATTCCCCCATAAAATAAACAGATACCAGAAATTATATAAATAACTATTTGATTATTAGGTGCTTAGATGAAATAGAATGAAAATATTTCCGAATTTTTCTTGTTACAGGCTTGAAAAAAATTAATCCTGACTTGGAAAAATTTTTAGTGAGCTCCTGAATAGTAGTATGTACCACCCACAGGGGGCAAGAGGGGTCAGCTGTCCAAGGAATTCAAATAATTACTTTACATAAGTTCTTAAGCTTCAAACTACTATTCATAATTGATATTATGGCTAATCATTGTTCTAGCGTATCTGTGGGTTGTTTCTTAGTTGCATAGCTTACAATACTGACATTAACCTGGCCTTTATGTTCGGCTTCAATGTCTATCTTTTCACGCCATCCATATCTATTGGCCATGTTATAATACCAGCTACGTGAGTTCCCTAAGCATTCCCCGTTAGCTTGACGTCTTCCTACGCCTTCCCAAAAGATCTTGCCCTGACGCATTGCATTGTCTAATTCTTCCTGCACAAACTCTTCTTTATAAAGATCTAGGTACTTCCTAATAGAAGTGATTGAAAGCGGACCAAAGCAATCGAGTGAGTATCCTTGTGCTACATGATTGCAGAGTTCCTTGAATATTTTGACACGCTCGCTTTTGTCTTGTTCTAGTTTCTCTATTCTCTCTTTAGATGATAGTTTCTTGCCTTTCATGTCCAAAACCTTATGTAAAGTTATTATTTTAATATCTATCCTCTATATATCCACAATGAGATATTCACACAAGCTTAATCTTTTAATGTTGCTTTAAATGTAGGTAGCATGATAAGATGATAAGCATTACAAACAAGCTAGATTAGCGAAGTGCGTAATAGGTTGTGAGTTAGGTAGTCTCCCTTGGTGACCTTTTAGTTAAGGCAAGGTTGTAGCAACTGACGAGCAATAAGACAAGAAAACCATAAAACAATAAAGGAGTAAAGCATGCAAACCATAAACTAATGAAAGGGCGGGCTATTGTCCAGGCGACTCTAGCCCTAATGCGAACCCTAGCAGGAAATTACCATAAGTTTTGTTATGAATACAAGCGCAACATTTAGACTGTCACAAAGTATTGCTTTAAAAATAGGTAGGATATATTATGTCACTTTTAATACAATCGAAATTAGAGAATCACAGAGATATTTACAATAGAATGAAGAATGAAGGGCGCAAGGATTTAATAGCCCAATTGGTGCTTGAAAGGATAGATAAAGAAATAAAAATACTAGAAAGAAAGGTTAATAATGTTGAAGAAACACGGCAAATACGAAGGAAAGAAAGCATTAAACATAGATATACCGCTAAAACTTCACAATTTTTTAAAGAAACATTCAGTCGATACCGGCTTATCTATGGCGAGTATTGTTGTGCAATGCTTAGAAGAATTACAACTAACGTGCTCCGGGCGCAAGAAGGTACCAAATGAGCACAGAGATTCTAAATTGGATGAAGGAAAGTCTAAATAGTTTTGCGGAACAGCTATCGTTAAGCAAAAGTAAAGTGACGGTAGATGCTTATAAGTATGACGTGGCTATGTTCCTTGAATATCTTCTAGATAAGAAAATAAAGAAGCTAAGCAATATCAAGCCCGATCATATAGTAAATTATCTAGGATGCTGTAAATCGAAAGGAAAAAGCGATGCAAGTATTAATAGATATTACATGTCGATTCGAGCTTATTGCCGCTTCTTACGTAGAAATAAAGCCATTGTTTTTGATTTAACACAGGATATAACGCCTCCTAAAAATAGACAGAAAGCGCCAAGGATTCCAACGATTGAAGAAATAGAAAAGATTCTCGCGCAGCCTAACATTGAAACTGAATCAGGGCTAAGAGATAGGGCAATACTTGAGCTTTTATATTCATCAGGTTTGCGAGCCTCTGAACTATGCGACCTTGAGATAAAAGACATACAAGAAAACCAAGTGTTAGTAAGGTGCGGTAAAAGAAGTAAGACGCGCAGTGTGCCTATAACAAAAGAAGCCTATTACTGGATTAAGCGTTATATAGAAGAACATAGAGGACATGACCAAGGATATTTGTTTGTAACCAAAATGTATAAGCAAATACGAAGACAATTACTATGTGCTTTGGTTGGTGACTATGCTAGAAAGGCAGCTATTGAAGGCGTGACAACACATACTTTAAGACATGCTTGCGCTACACATTTGCTTGATGAAGGAGCCGACTTAAGAATGATTCAAGAGGTATTAGGGCATAGTTCGATTGCAAGCACACAGAGATACACGCATTTGACTAGTAATAAGATTCAAAGCATGTTTCAACAATTCCACCCAAGGAAAAAGAAAGATGAACCGAGAGAATGAGATGGAAGACGTAGTAGATTTTGTTAAAGGCTTTGATTTACATACCATTATTATAGTTGCTATTATTATAGTTGCTATAGCTTTTTGGTGGATGAATGGAAATATTAATGAAAAATTGGAACGATTAAGTTTCAGAATCGATAGAATTGAAACAAGATTAAGTGACGTTGAGATGCGTTTGAGTCGTATTGAAGGCGCTTTTTCTGTAAGAAATGTTTGTTTGCTCGAGGAAGGAAAATAAAGAAGAATTGAGAAAATGGTTATTAGAGAAACCTTGTAAAGTGGTCGATAAGAATTTTAGAATTAAGGAGATTTAAAATGGAATGGCAATACGTAATAGAATTAGCTAAAGAAATAAACTTAGCTCAACTTGTTATCATTGGTTTAATGTTTTGGTTTTTCTATTCTAGATTAGATGGAAAAATTAATAAATTAGATGAAAAAATTAATAAATTAGATGAAAAAGTTGATGATGTAGATAAAAGGCTTTGCAGAATCGAAGGAAGTTTAGCAAGTCAAGGACATTGTTTATTTAGTCAAAATCAAGCAAAAGAAAAAGCGCAATAAAACCATAAAGCAATAAAGGAGAAAAATAATGGATTGGACACAAGTATTTACTATCATTGGAGCTAACGTAGTTTTATTTTTTTGGCTTAGAACAGAATCAAGCGCAGATAGGAGACAAATGCAACAAGAAGCTGCCGCAGATCGCCGAGATTTACTGCAAATCATCCGAGAAATAAAAGATGAGGCAAAAGACTTCCATGGAAGATTAGAGAGAAATGACGCAGAATTTAAGGCGCATTTGATGCATTTACACGAAAAGAAACAATAAAACCATAAAGCAATAAAGGAATAAAGCAATAATGCCTGAAATATCTAGATTTTTAGGGATTGTCATATATATGTATCACAATGATCATGCTCCACCTCATTTTCATGCTGAATACGGTTCACACAAGGGTATATTTTCTATTAATGAATTAAAATTAATGGAAGGAAAGTTGCCTAAACGAATTATTTCTTTAGTTTTAGAATGGGCTTTCTTACATCGAGAAGAATTGTTGAAAGATTGGGAATTGGCTATGAAGGAAAAACCACTAAAAAAAATAAAACCTCTATCTTAGGAGTTTATTATGCACTGGGTAAAACAAGCTCAATATTTAGAAGATTACAAGTTGCTTCTTACATTCAATGATAAAAAGAAAAAGGTAGTAGATTTTAAGAAGATGTTGCGAGGATTTAAAGGGGAAGTGTTTCGACCACTTAAAGATTTACAGTACTTCAAAAAATTCAAGTTAGATTTAAACACCATAGTATGGCCTAACGAAGCGGATGTTTGCCCTGATGTTCTCTATATGGAAGGTGAATTAGTAAAGGAAGAAAACAAGAAATACATAAAGCAATATCCCAATAAGACTAAGAAGAAATAAAACAAAACGAGGTATATGAGGCGCATAGCAATATCTCTAAGCAAAGGTGGAGTAGCCAAAAGTACTAGCTCAGTATCTATAGCACATGGCTTATCTCTAAAGGGAATGAAAGTTTTGCTAGTGGATACTGATGATCAAGGCCAAGATGCTTTTCTTTTAGGATCGACGCCCAAATATGGACTAGCTGATGTAATCACAAATGGTATTTCTTTAGACAAAGCTATGCATGAAGCTAGAAAGAATTTGTGGGTTCTTGCAGGTGGTAAATCTTTATCGGGTGTGAAAAGAGAAATCGGACGAAAAGAATTTGGAGCAGAACAGACTCTTGCAGAATCGTTAGCTAGCATTCAAGGAAAGTTTGATTTTGTCATCATTGATACGAGCCCATCATGGGACACTTTAACTATCAATGCGCTATTCTATGCTACTGAAGTTATCACGCCTGTTTCATTAGAGATTCTTACCTTAAACAGTCTCATTGAGTTTTCAAATAGCCTTATAGCAGTACAGAAATTCAATAAGAAACTCAGTCATCGTTACATTTTGCCTACATTCTTAGATGGTCGAGTTAAGAAATCAAAAGAGATTCTAAAGCAACTTGAAAAACATTATCCCGAGAAAGTTTGTGAGCCGATTAAATATAGCGTGAGGATTTCTGAATCTGCTGGCTTTGGGCAAACAATCTATGAATATGCGCCGAGTTCTTCCGGAGTAAAAGACTATGAAAAGTTAGTGCAAAGGATATTAAAAGATGGCTAGAAAACAAACCCCAGATCTTATGTCAGAGCTAATGGGTAGCGTTAAAACAATAGAGAAAGAAAGCAATAAAACAATAAAACAAGAAAACAATAAAGAAAAAACCACATTTAATCTCTCTGTATCTACATTGGAAAAACTCGAAGAATCATGGATAAAGCTAAGAAAACAGATCAAAGACAAAGGTAGAATAACAAAAACTCTGATAGTGGAAAGAGCTATTGAGTTAGCCATTAAAGAATTGGAAGAAGCAGGAGAAGCCAGCGCATTATTTCGAGACCTGTCACATTAGTTCGTGTTTTTCAATCCACACATCATAGAAAGGCGTATTATATAAGTTTTTTCCATTCATCAGATATTTGATACAATAATTTTTCGCATCCTCATATGTCTTACACACACTAATTACCTGGTCATGTTCGTTTTCATCAATGCCAAGGATAACATAAACTAATGGATTTACAGATTGGAATTCAATGACAGACATTTTTAATCTCCTCTGATTCCTTGAAAGACTTAACCATTTCTTCGCGCATCATGTCACAACCTTCTAACAAAACTTGGGCTATTATGTCCACATGGTTTTTCTTAAAAATTGTGCCGTCAATATTATCTTCTATATATGAAATAATCCCTTCAGCAATAGCAAGTTGTGCATATAATATTTGTTCTTTTTCAGGCCGCTGCATTTGTTTCATCCTCTATCTTAATATGTTCGATAATGTCTGCAATAAGTTCTTCATAAACTGGCATTGAATTAGGAATCTCTTTAGCATAAATGATTGTGCTTCCTTCTTTTGCCGAAGTGGTAGATTTACTGCGAACTAACCATGCTATTCGTGCATCGTCATCCCAAAGCAAACCATTAAGAGAATCATTCAGAAACTTCTCTAGATTGTCCCCATCGGGTTTCTTTATGTGTGGTAGGAAGTTTTGCAGTACGCGTTTTTTTCCTGGTAGGCTTAGCGGTGCAGGTATCCGAAAGTGTACTATGACTAGTATGGGTCCAGTAAGTAATGGCTCGTTCGTCGCTAGTTGTTCCTGTAGAGATTGCCTCACAAATTCTCTTGTCTTCAGCATTCCCCGGCTCGAAGGGTTGTACCATAGATTGTTCTTGCCGCTTAGCTTCACTGACGACTTTGGTTTCGGGGAATACGGAATTGTTATTTTGTAGCTGGACATATTGATCCCATTTCATGAATTTAAAAACTGTTCTAGGATTATTGCTGTAGAACTTATCAACTTCGAGTTTCACAATTTGCTTATAGGAATTGATAAGAACGTGATGCAGCATTTCTAGGAAGGAAAGAAGGTAATCGCACACCTCATAAGCAAATACCGCCGGAGTCGCTTCTTTGCTTAAGTCTTTTAAGGAGATATTAACACTTTCTGGAGGAGTAACAAAAAAGCGTACGATTACCACAACTGGAGTGCTTGTTCTATAGTAAGATTTGAAGAAACATTTAAGTAATGACTTCCACTTCATGTTTCTAAAATATTGCGATGCACGACTTCTGTTGCCTATAGGATATTTAATGCTGTAGATCATCGGCTCGCCCGGTAGGACAAGCTCAGCATCTACAGCAGGATGCATTAAACGTTGTTTCTTAATTAACTGTTTCTGGCTCATATTCTTCTGCGGTCTCTATTATTTCATCAGCTATAGTCGTTATTAAGTCGACAATAGCTCCGTTTAATCTTTTCTTAGCTTCATCTTCTGCGATTTCCATGACTGCTTCGCATAAGGTCATCCACGAATCAAAAATGTTGTCAGAACCAATTAATGGATGTGTCACTCGGTATAGGATTCTTGGTGACTTGAGATGTTGAGTTTTTCGTTTCGCCATATTTCTCCTGAGGTTTTGCGTCTTTTAATGCATTTAATACAGAGGCTTTTAAGTTCTCTAAGTATTCTTTGTTGAGATAACTAACGTATGGAATATAATCAGTCTTACGGCCGTCTGTGTACTTAATTTCTTTTTGGGGAAAACTAAACCAGCGCTTATCACCTTGGACAAAATAGCGGCAGTCTAGAATCTTTTGACCTTCAGGATAGATAACAATTGAAAAGAAAGCTTTTAAGCTACCTTTATCTATTTCGCGATATTGACCTATTTCTACTTTGATTGGATTCATAATGACCAAATCTCCTTTTGAGCTGTTTTTAATTCATTGATAACTTGATTACGCATCTTTAAACTCCACATAGCCGTCCCACATAGGCTGGTAGAAAAGGTATGTGTTACCCTCGATACCAAACATGCGGTTCTTTGCTATTCTTATTTTTACTTTGTTAGGGTCCGATGTATTGTCTGTCCGGGCACATCTATGTAAAACCAGGACATTGTCTGCATATTGCTTGATGGAAGATGAGCCCTTCAGTGAGTGGATTCCGACTTCTTCGCCTGACGTTGCCGATTGACGAGGATGACAGATAAGAAGAAAATGCATAGAAAGGGAAAAAGCTAATTCATGAAGACGTTTCACTGTATCGTCAATAGCTTCATGTAGTTTTTCTCTGCGCGTGTTAACTAAGTAATCGAGATGGTCGAGCATTACAATTTCAACACCCAATTCTTTAGCGTGTTTTAATTGCACTCCAAGCTTAACAATGTCTGTACCAATAGTATTAGGGTTAATATAGACTTTGTAACGTGTACACCATTCGTCGAATTGTTCGTTCTCATGTGCGCTGAAGTTTTGCATTTTCATGGGTCGTCTCAAAACGATAGAAGCCAGCTTACGCATTGTCGTTTCGGGATTCATCTCCCAAGAATTAATCCATACAGGAATGCCTTGCATCGCAGTATTGACCATCATCTGTGTGCAGAATGTTGTCTTTCCTGCGCCTGTATCTGCTGTGATAACTGTGACTTCGCCTTTGCGCAAGCCTTGAAGGTAATGGTCAAGAGCACGCCAGCCAGTAGAATAGCCTTTGTCAATCTCATTACGAAAGTGACGAGGCAAATTACCGACAGGTATTATGCAATCATCGACCGAAGAAGATGCAGAAATAAAATTCTCTAAAGGATTTATTTCTTCTTCCGGATCGTATTGAACTCCAAAATGTGCTCCCGATTCTTCCATAAGCCTTCTAAATAATCTTGTAGAAGGTGACCTAAAGGTGTATCGGACTCTATCAAATCATAGGATTGAGAAATTGTTTGTGGAATAGGTGAAGCATTACTAAGCCAGTTCATGATAAAGCCTATGTTGCCTGTTCTTTTTTTGCCTTTCGAAGAATTCAGCCATAAACTCATCTTGTTTAACTCAGAATCAACATCAATGCCCTTGTAAGTATCTAGGAGTTGTTTTTTAATAGACTCATCTATACCCACAAATTTCAATGTCTCACGGTCGAAATAGACAGAAGTACGTTTGTTTTTTGCCACGTCTTATACAATAATTTTTTTACTGTGGGGATAAATTACGGACTTCTGCTAGTTTGATATAACGATTGTACAAACTCTGTGGAATTTGACAGATTCCATTCAGAAGACTTTTACTTATCCAAAAGGGGAACTTTCACAGAGTTTCCCTTTTCTTTTCGTAACTTATTTATTCATGCAATTGTGTTCAAGTCTTTTGTTTAAAATCTTTTTGTAATATGTTCTCTTGAGCGTCGAAAACATTCTCTAAGTCGTTCATTATCAGAATATACGAATTTCAAAGCATTTCTAATTAATTCTTGACATGTAACGATTCTACCAGTGTTTATGGTTTCTAACGCTGCAATTTCTTGGAGAATTTCATAAAAGTCAGCTTCCAACCTAGTGGAGATGACTTTGCTATTCTTGAATAAAGTTGGTCTTGCCATTTATTTTCCTATTAGTCTTGACAAGAAGCCTATTGCCATATATTTCTAAGAATGTAAAGGAAATATTTTAAAAGGAAAGGTTCTCATGAGTTCCGAATATAAAGAAACTTGGAAAGAAATTAAGGCAGGTTTGGGCTTGTTTTTCAAAGTTCTTGGTTACTCCATCTTAGCTATCATTGGTCTAAGTATCGCAGGTTTTATTGCTTTTAAACTTTGGTGTCCTTGATGGAAGTCCCTCGTGTCACTGAAATTTTGCGAGCCTATACAAACTACGATCAAGTTCCAAAAGATATCCTAGAGAAAGCTGCCGCAAGAGGAACAACAGTTCACGCATTATGTGCAGGGCTCGCTAAAGGTAATTGGATTCCTGATGGCATGATTGGCGAAGAACATATAGGATACGTAAATTCATTCAAGAAGTGGTCTGAAGCCCAAGTTAAAAAGTTTGTTATCATTGAAAAACGCTTCACGGATGAAGAACGTTCATATTCTGGACAATTAGATTTCGTGGTTGTGGGAAGTGATGATCAACTTTATTTGGTAGATTTGAAAACGAGCTCAAGGCCTCAAAGAACTTATCCAGTTCAAATGGCCGCTTACAATTCACTATTAAAAAACAGTCAAGTCAACGTTAAAGGCGCAATGCTAGTATATCTCGATAAGAATGGTGAATTCCCTGAGATACATTACATGGAAGATATGTCTGAAGAATTTAGCATTTTCGTTTCAGCTCTACAATGTTGGCATTATTTTAACAAAAGGAAACAAAAGAATGGAACAATTGAATCTACAGCAGATTGAAACATTAAATATCTATCAAAGAATTTTAGGTATTATGTCGGAAATTGATTATATCCAAAAAGGGTCTGATAAAGTAAATGGACAATATCGATTTGTAAGTCATGATCAAGTAACAGCTGCTATTCATCCTCTCTTAGTAAAATATAGAATAATTGTCATCCCTACAGTAGAAGAATGCATTCAAGAAAATAATCGCACACGAATCAAATTGGCTGTTGTATTTAGAAATGTTGATAAACCAGATGAAGCTTTTGCTGTCTATCAATATGGTTATGGAGTTGACAATAGTGATAAAGGAATTGGAAAAGCCGTTTCATATGCATTTAAATACGCTTGTCTGAAGGTATTTTGCCTTGAGACTGGTGAAGATCCTGATAATGATGCTAAAGCTTCCTATGAGCCAGAAAAGTGTCTAGAATTCGATTCTTTATTGCCACAGGATTATACGGCAGCAAAATTGAGCAAAGTAAATAAATTTATCGAAGAAAGATCTAAAGCATTTAATAAACATCCTGAAGATATTAAACGCGAAGCAATCAAAAGAATGCAGGAATTCCTAGCTGCGGTTGAGAAATGGAATCCTAAGAAAAAGGAATAAGTATGAAATATCTACTAATTTGTCTTTCATTATTTTATTTAAGTAGCTGCGCGCAGATGATACCCGGACTCATGAGCGCTATTGATGACGCCGTGACTGATGAAGCTATTGGCGTAAGTATTGACAAAGCCGCTATGCAAAAAGATACGGATATCAAAATCAATATAGACGTCACTAATAAAGATAAATAATCGCCAACGCTATTTTTTCTTCTTAGGAATCTTAGCGCCAGATTTTCTTGCTGTATTCAATGCAATGGCTACGGCTTGCTTTTGAGGTTTTCCTGCGGCAACTTCTGTCCGAATATTAGATGAAATTGTTTTCTTGCTTGTACCTTTTTTGAGTGGCATGATATACCTATTTTTTTGTCAATTAACAAGGACTTATTATGCATTTGTCACTCTTAAAATCAATTTTTATTTTATCAATTTTTTGTACTTCTCTTTATGCTCAAAGTAATGCTGAATACGAATCAAAAATCAAAGAAAGAATGATAGAAGTAAAAGATAAGCTAGATGAAAAAAGTAAACTGAATCAAATAGATGAAGAATATCGGTGGTTTCAAGGTTATTTATGTGCTTTAGAATATGTCTTGGAAATAATTGAAGATTAAGCCGTTGAAGCAAAATATGTGCCACCAATTGACATTTCAGTATTAAGCGGAATATTGCTATTCAATACAGTACTGTTTCCAGGAAGAGATTGATAACGAAATCTTAAAGTCGCAGAACTTCCAGGACTTAAAGCACCTGTAAAAACTATAGTATTTGTCCCATCCTCAAAATTTCCATAAATACCGATTCCACCGTTTAATGCTGTAAATGGTAATGCCCAATCTAACGCAACCGCACCAACTCCAGCAACATCGACAACAGGAAAAGCTAAAGCGACCATACAAAAGCCAGTTTTATTTATGAAATATACTGATGCGCCTGTTGTTTGATCTGGTGCTGTTCCTGTATTATTTAGAAAATATTTTCCTGATGCCGCCCCAAATTGTCCACGAGGAAATGAAAACTGAATTCCTTCTTGATATTGTGCTATACCATCACTATTATTTATAGTTTGTACTGTCCATAAGCTTGAGGAATATCGCATCCTAAAACTTCCAATACAAAGACATGGGCTCGATGCATAATCCGCTGCCGTAATCGTCGCTAAACTAAAAAAAGATCCTTGTGTGGATGCAAGTGTATTTCCGCTTTGTCCAATGTTTCCTGCCACTGGAGCTATTGTCCGATGAGGAACACGCGAGATCATAAAAGCTATTGCATTTTCACCATTATTAGCATTGCTGACGGCATAAAGATAAAATGGAATGTCTACAGTAATATTTACAGCTGTAGTAACTCCAAAAAGATTATTTCCTAAACCTGCTTGAGTAAAAGTTTGATTTGCAGTTACGGAATAACGTTTAATCTGCCCTGGATTAGCTAAAGATTGTAATGCTATAAATCCAGGATTAGTAGATGACATCGCAGTGCCACCTTCCGATTGCACTGTAAAAGTAGTCCCTGAAAAAGCGATACCTACATTGGCATAACCGGGTTGATAGAATTTATTATAAGAGCTTGAAAATGTTCCTGTAGCTGTATTGCTAATGGGACCAATTGAAGGGATGTTAAGTGCATTGGCTGCTGTCATATTTTATCCTTAACTTAACTTTATTTGATTATAGAACTGTGTTATCCACTGAAACCCGATTAAAAATTCCTGAAGAGTGATGATAATTGGGTTTACTCTTGCTGCAAAAGTCATAGTTAATGCAACTCTGTCAAAGGTAAGGTTATAAACTTTTGATATAGGTGATGATGTTGAAGTTTGAGTATATTCAATAAGATTAGGGCCGCTTAATGATAATATATCAAATTTGGATACAGGCAATTTTAAGTTAAAATAATTAGCTATAGAAGGAAAGTTCACTAGCAAAGAATTGTAAAACTGCAATTTATTTTGATAAAAAGTTATAAAGTCCTCTTGGGATAATGCTGTAGAACTTTCTGCCGCATAAGTGATACCAATCGAAGAATAAGAAATGTTTTCAAATTCACTAGGGTTATTGAAAATAATTTGCTGCGTATTTGAAGGTACATTTTGTGTTATAACTGAAGAGATTGCCATTTTTTTTCCTTATGCTAAAACCCATGTTCCAATTACTGATGTTGCAAAAAAGAATCCTGAAGAAGCCTCAAATCTTAAGCTCACTGAATCTCCAATTAATGTACTTGTAGCCGTTCCTGCTGCCGATGATATTGCATTACCTATTCTAATCTTTTGAGTTCCAACGGCTTGAATTACTAAAGGACCTGCAACAGTACAGACATATTCAAAAAGGTCACCATCGGCCAATCCAGCGCTTGCAGGCAATGTTAAAGTGATCGCTGCTGTGACAAAAGAACCACTATTTAATGTACTAGTTGTACTCGATCCAGCATCAGCATAAGGAGGACTTTTAATGGTTAATGTACTTCCTGCACCTGAAGTTTTGCTTCCTGATCTTCCTAAGATATTCCAATTTCCTGCCGTAGGAGTTAGAGCGCCTCCTGAATCACCTGTTATTGTCTCACCTATTCCTGATCCATTAATTGAAACGAAGCCATTAGCATCTACAGTAAAAAAAGTAGAATTAAAATTTGACAAACCTATTTTTGTTATATCTGTGGCTGCTATGGCCTGAGAAATTTGAGCTACAACAGTGACAGTATTTCCTGCTCCTGTTGTCTCAATTGGTATAGATCCAGCAGCTGCGGTAGTGGCTAAGACATTAAGAACGTTAGCTGCCGGAATTGCTGTGCCTGAATTGGTAACAAAGCTCGTCGGCACTGTAGGAGGCAAAGAACCCGAAGTGATTTTTAAAATACCTGCTTGGCTCATTTACTCTCCTTGGGCATAAAGCCCTTCTACATAAACATCCCCAGCCGTCGGCACTGTAGAATATTTAACATAAAATTGTGTGCCTATCTGGAATTCGAGATTATCTTCTACTGCGATATTTGGAGAATTTGTAGAGATATCAAAGAGCTTAAAACTATTAGCAGCTACGAATAGATTGTTTGTTGTACCGTCAACACTAAATATCATGTCTCCATTAGTATTATTGACTATACAAACAATCCTCCAGTTATGAGCTAATGCGGCTCCTACGGTTGTAAAGGAATTCGTTATCGCTGCAAATCCCTTTGTTCTGTAGGCATCAATTCTGACTATTGCCATATTAAGCTCCTTATTGCAGACCGCATTGATAAGAAACAAAATCCACTTCTGCGTGAGCGCCAGCAGCTGATGTATAGATAAGATAAGGAACGACTGTTAAAGCTGAAGTAAATGTATAAGCCGCAACTGTCGTAGGAGCCACACCATTCAGCAAGTATGTGACTACACCTGTGGCACTTACGTTTACTCTTACTGTGAAATTTGTTGCTGCTGTGATGGCATTAGTGGTGTCAGTGATAGTATTACCACCAGAACCTATTTGCGTTTGAAGTTCGATTTCACCAGCTGCACCATGGACACCAATCGTTGCATAATCTGTATAACCAGCTGGGATTGTTGCTTGATATGTCTGGACTTTTCTGAATCCCAAATAGACATCAGCAACATCGGCAAGAGTAGCAATGTTGAATGTGGCTTGAACGTAAAACGCCGGTGATGTACCAATGACGAAAGCATTCTTAGCATTAACAGTATTGCCTTCAGTGATTTCGATGGATTTAGCATTACCACCGCCGATTGTATCGATATTCAATCCTCGACCTAATGTTGCGCTAACTGAAGGAGCTATTGCAGTTGAAACGGTTGTGTTATATTGTTCGAAAGTAGCTCCCCATTGTGGCACTGACCATATATTGTAAGTGTTAATTGTTACGGCTGCGACGCCACCAGTGCTTGCTGACATCGATGGAATATTATGAAAAGCACCCACATAAGTTACGCTTGCGTTTGTCATGTACGTAGGAACTGGATTTGCGCTAGCTCCTGCACCGACCAATACTTGACCAGGAAGTAATGCGGCAGTAGCTTGAAATGCACCTGTTCCTTCAGCTATTAAAACTCCATGAGCAGTGAGTCCTGAGCCTGTACCAATAGCTTGAAATGACGGATCAGCACTTGTGGTAGCTGTCAAAACTTGGCCTGTAGTTCCAGCTGCCGTGGCTCCTAGAGGACTTGTAGCGCCTTCTCCCAAGATAACACCATGCAATGTTCTTGGCCCTAATTCGCTGCCTGCTCCACCAACTAGAGTAAGCGGAGATACATAAACATCATTCAAAACTCCAGCATTAACTTCCGCTTGAGTGGCTGCTCTGACTTCACTTGGTAAAACTTGTGCTGTCGTTGTGTTAGCTGGATATCCTGCATGACCCAACGGATTTGTAAATAGACCCATATTTCCTCCTTTTCAAATAATTACTTTACATGTATAACAAAAATTTTTTCCTGTATAGTCTTTTATTTACTTTCCTAAAAATTGTTTGTGAGCATATTATCAAAGACAAAAGGCAAAGATATGATAGCATTACCTCTTTTCTTAATCGTTATAGTAATATGGTGGGGCGTCATTAAAATACTCTCTGAATTTGAAACGATTTCTTTACAGTTAGAAAAAACATACTCACGTATTGATGAACATGCTAAAATGACAGAAGAAGCACATAAACATAATCTTGATGAAAAAAGAAAAAGCGAGAGATAAATATGGACTGGATTCAAGTTGCTACAATAATAGGCGTGAATATAGCATTATTTGGTGGTTTAGCCTCTTTGATCATTTGGGTTGTTAATAAATTAGATAAAGATGTCGATAAAATTGGATCAAAAATGGATGCTTTTGAAAGAAGAATGGATGCTTTTGAAAGAAGAATGGATGGTCACGCTGCTAGAATCGATCAATTATATCAAATGTTTGTCGATTTATTGAAGGAAAGAAGCGGGAGATTATGATGGAAATTTGGAATTATTTAAATCAGCACTTTGATTTGCCACAATTGATTGCATTCGGTGTGATGCTTTGGGTTTTAAAATCTTTAATGGAAAAAAATCTAGATAAGAAATTTGAATCGATTGATAAAAGATTTGATAAACTTGAAGGAAGAGTATCAAAAATCGAAAATGATATGATTGAAGTTAAAACAATTCTTCGAATGAAAGAATGTTGTATGATTCAAGACGAACGTAAATTACCTAAAGTTGAATAATATGGAAGCGGGAGATAAATATGGATGTAGATTTAACGGTTATCCTCACAGGAATTGGAACAGTTATAACAATTGTAGGAGCAAATATCGCACTCATTTCTTGGTTAAGGTCTGACATGAAATCATTCGAACAAGAAATAAGAAGTTGGAAAGAAGAAATTAATAAGGATATGAAGGATTTTCACGGTAGATTATGCGCTATCGAAGAAAAGAATAAAGGAAAACAAAATGCATAACAAAGAAATCAATGAATATGAAAATTTGAAAAAACTAAAAAAAATTATAGAATATAATGATATCGAAAAATTTACTAAAGAAAAAATATGGAAAAAGAAGAAGTATTAAAATCAAATAAACTGACTAACTTTTTGATTATTGGTGAATGGATTACAATAGTGGGTCTTTTTGTTGCCACATTTTCCTTTACACAGGGAGAAATCCGAGAACAATGCAAAAGAAGTGATGATTTATATAAAGAGTTTATTGCTTTAGTCAAAGAAGTTAAAGCTGAACGTAAAGGATAAATATGTTTGATTTAGCTAATATTTTTGATTGGAAAGACACTTTTATTACATTGATTATTGGAACTTCTTATATCTGGGGTTATTACGCTTATCGATTAGTTTCTTGGCTTGATCTTTGAATCAAGAAACATTGCACTGGAGAAGTAACATGCACTTTTTATATTGTTTATTTGTCTTAGCAGCTATCTGGATATTCATAGAAAATTAATCCCAATCTCCACTAAAGATTTCTAATTCTTCCATCATATCATCCATAAAGTTTTCCATACTTCCGAACTCTTGATTAATCAGCTTATTTATTTTCGCAAAGTCTTTCTTAAGAAGATTGTATGAACCATCAGCAGCATGTTTCAATGTCAGTTTGTAAACTTCTCTTGTAGCTGGTCTTGTTAGAAGAACTCCTTGTATCCGTTTTCCTAGAGCTGGAGCTATTGCTAGCATTGCACCTTTCAAGTTGTGAGGCATTAAAACAAAAGGAGCCATCTGCCCCCAGCTCTTAACTTCATTTGCTATTGCTGGACTTCTTAAATCGAGAAATTTAGCCATTTTCTCTTGAGCTTCTTGACCATATTTAGCTATCTCCTCCAGATCTTTAATTCCTTGAGCGCTCATATTCCGTCTAAGGAAATTCCCTTTTTTAGATTTCAGAAGCTTATCTAGTTCTTTAGGACTATAAGTATCTCCCTTGAATGCTTTCGATAAGAGACTTTCTGTTTGATTTAGTTTGGACTTCTCATGATAGATTTTGTTTGCTGCTTTGAATGAATTAGCTACGTCTTTATTCCCTTGTTTCTCCATTGCTCCAACTAATTCATCTTTTAAAAATTCATAGGTCTTACGAACTTGTTCTTCCTTTCCAGAAAATTCAGGTTTCTTATAGATTGACTTCATGTCTGCGTTGTAATTCATATGCTGGTTGATCAATTGCTCTGAGGAAGGATTAGCGACTTTAAGAATGTCTCTTTCGTCTTCTAGAAGTTTGATTGCAGCTTTTTGTGAATCACTAGGTGATGGAGCTAAAGATTCTATTCGACTGATTTCTTTATCAATGTTTTTTACTATATCATCTGTCTTTATTGATTTCGGTTTAGCTTGTGCCATTTGTCGAGTAACATTATAAGCGTGTTCACCTAAAGCATCGAGATTAACTCCCCTTTCTTGAAGACGTTTTACTGGGAGTTCATTGCGTACAACTTGATTTAATGCTTCTTTTCCTGAAATATTGAATGCATCTTTTAAGCGATTTTCTGTGGATTTAAATAATCTTCCCTTAAGAGCTGGTTCTCTCTCTTTAACCATGAATTCTAAAAAAGGGAGAGCATGTTTCTGTGCAGTTTTCTCTAATCCTTGACCAGCTTTACTTAATAATCTTGGCGCTTTTTCAATGATCGCTGGCGATAAACTTGCAATGTCTCCAATAACTTCGGCTTTTCCTTCACCTACACCTGCACCTCGTAATGCTGCTGTAGTTCCCGCGGCTATTGCTCCTGCGGTTGCTTTCTTAGCTAATCCACCAGGAGTAAATACGGCCACTTCAGAAAGTTGTTTCGCTCCTCTTCCAAGTTTTGTCTTTGGTTCGAGAGAAATGCCTGTTGCTTCTTCGAATCCTTTTTCTGCGAGCTCTTGTGTAGGAATGAATCTTGATGCTTCGAAAACATCTCTTACATACTTTTCTCGATCGAATGGCTTTCCTGCTTTGTGAAAGGTTTCTTCTAGCTCATCTATATCGGATAACCCCTCGCCTATCATGCCTAGTTTTAAAACGTCAGCAGGCCATGTAAAAAGCTTTAAAGCGCCTCTTCCGGTTTGAGTAAAAATATCGCCAATAGTTTCAGCCCACGATGGTTCTTCTTTTGCTTTGGATGCTTCTTTTTCTAAATCAAATCCAGCGTTATCAAATTCATCATCTTTCTGTTTTTCTACTTGTTCTAAATCAATACCACGTGACTCAAAATCATCATCCGCTTGAACTGGGCTTACCATTGTGTCCATCCTCTTGCTTTAGCTTCTTTTGCATCAGTTGGATTGAAAGCTTTGAATGTTCCGGTCTTTGGATTCTGCATCAATGTTGTGCCTTTGAATTTAGGATCTTTTGCCATCAAGTCCATGTAATCGCTAGCTTTATCAAGGTTATTAATCTTATCGATGATTTGAGCTTCTCTTTTTGAAGTCTTATCATCTACCACTCGCTGAATGTCAGAATAGCTAGCGTTTCTTCCATAATGCTTCAATCCATTCTCTAGCTCTTTATCATGAACAATCTGCAATTCTTCCATGAGTTTCATTTGTTCAATTATTAGTCTTCGTCCTTCTTCACTATTCATTAGAGTTGGAAGTCTGGATTTAAAAGCAGTTACGTCAAAGTTTGTCACTCTAGAACCGAAGTAATTCTTTGCATCGATAAGAAAATCATTCATTGTCTTTACAAAATCTTGTGTCTCTTTGTTTACCAATCCGGTTAGCTGAGCTAATGGCCACGGTTCACCAGTTTCAGGATTAATTACTAAACTGCCAACTCCTTCAGGAAGTTTTTTACTATTGTTTAGATTTGTCAATCGTCCATAGCGAATCATTGCATTGGTATGAGAATTAGTTTTGTCTTTTGTAGCTTGGAGAATTTTGTTATTTTCCTTCTGATTACCTGATCTCCATTTTTCTCTTTCAGCATAGGTTGTCTCGGCTGGTGGAGGAATTTCTGGCCACTCTTCTTTTTTAGGTGTAGGTGGTATTTCTGCTGCAACAGACTCTATTGGAGCGTTAACTTCTTCTTCTGGAGGAACTGATGCTTCAAGTGTCGCTTCTGGTGTTTTAGGAGGAGGTATAGGAACTTCCCCTTCTGCACCTGCTTTAGGAATCGGTTGTCTTATTCCACGAGCTTTCAATTCATTATGTTCTGCGGTAAGCCTATTCTGTACACTTGGAGGAGATTGAACATAAATATCGGCTATATAATCTGGATATCCATCAGCAATGAGACTTTCTTTAAGGGCTTCTGTATCTTGTTCTGATTTCTTTCCTAGAGAAGCAACGCGGTTTTTTTCTTTATTAATCTCTTCTTGAGCTATTGCTTTTCTTTTCAATTCTTCAAACTCAGAAACGCCTAAATAATTCTTCAATGCAGTCTGTTTTGCTTGAGGTGAATAAGTTCTGGTTCCTGTAATCGCATCAAGTATCTGCCTAGGCGAAGCATTCTGACCAAGGTTTTGTATTGAATTTCTTAATGCTTTTTCATCGGCTGCTGTTTCACCACTTATACGATGTCTCTCAGAAGTTTCATGTATCACATCTCCTAAACCTCTAAATGCGCCTTCCGATTGATCTGTTCTTTTTACTACTGTTACCATTTTTCACCTCACGGTACTATTGCTTGTGCTGCTCTTAATACATCAGGGGATGCTCCTCCACCTCCGCCTCCACCACCAAATAAGCCACCACCACTTGTTATGCTCTTAGCTGCACCTGTGACTAATTCAGTTCCAAATTTCTGCAATGCTCCTGTAGTTCCCTGCTGATAGATATTCTCGAAATTCCTCTGGCCTAACAAATTCTCTAATCCTTGTTGTCTTTGTCCTTGCTTATTCAGTTGAGCTTGATACATCAGTTGTGCCAATTGAGATTGTAAGTCTGATGCAGCTCCAGCTTCTGCTCTTTGACGACCTGATCCTAATACTTGATTTCCCGCAATAAACTTCTCTTGTAACTGTGGCAAAATGTTCTCGCGAAAATTCTTTAATGCTGGTTCAGTGATTCCTTTATTAAATTCCTGTTCATTGAAAGCGCCAAAGATATCTGCAAAAGGTCCTGTACCATTCTCTAATCCTTCTTTAATCAAAGCTTGAATCTGCTCTTGCTCGGGTGTGACAGTCTTAGCTTTTTTAATTTTATCCTTTTTTCCTGTGAGCCATTCTTTAAAACCAGGCATAATTTACCTCAATTCTTTGTATAATAAATTGTTACGCTAAATAAATAGCCATTCCATGTATTGTTACCAGCATTTATATAAACATTTGTATTGTCTATAAATAAACCCAAACTATTAAGTAATGTAGTTGGATCTAAGTATGGCAATGGTAATCCAAATCCTGTCAAAGGGAAAGCATTCTGTGCTGTTCCTTGTATTTCAACCACTACAACTATCGGAGGAGTAATTCCGTGTGGGTAAGGCGTCACTGCACTTCCTACAATCACTCCACTAATAGTCTTTTTCCAGATAGCTCTTCCATTTATCCAAGTGAATGAAGTCATCCTTTCTCGTGTAAAATAGCTTTCATCATCAATTGTCGCATTTACAGAGTTTGCTATTTCAATATGATCTGATTCCAGCTGAGATTGAAATTCAAGTCTTGCCTGTTCAGGTGTCTGATCATCAGGCTTCTTTTCACTAGTAGAGTAAGCAAAATTAGGTGCTAGTTTCATGCTCCTCCACGGCTAATGCAGGCTTCATGAAATCATGCTGAATAATGAACTCAACAAGATCGTTCGCGGCAGATTCGTTGTCAAAAGTATAAACTCTTCTTTTCTCAGGTCTTCCATCTTTACCAGCGTAGTATTCAAAAACAGAGTAATACTTGTATTTCTTTGGTTCTTCCCATTCATATTTATTTCTCATTGGAATATCCTTCCTGCTGGTTTCATGTAGAGAACCATCGCATGAATATAGATTGGCTGATCATCTGTTGAAGCTTCTAAGTCAGCTACTTGTTGATAGAATCGAATGGTATGTTCTTTTCCTACTGCTCCGACATATATTCTTTTCCATACTTTTGTCTGATTTGTATTAGGACTCATGGCATCAGTAGTATTGAAAGTGAGAATCGTCTCTTGATAAAAACCTGCTGGATTTCCGCTGCTGTCAATATAAAGCTGATCACTAATGTAAAATTGTACCCTCAGTGTAGCATCGGCATCGGCAGAGACAAACAAATCAAGATAACCAAGTCTTGCCAATTGTCCTTGATCGATAAAGGGATTGAAATTTGCACTAATCACACTCATCACAACAGGCTCAGGAGTAGTAGTGCTATCCCCAGCTACAGTTTGTGTATTTCCAGAATTAAGTTCATAGACAGAATCAAACTGGTCACCACCTAAATCAATTAATGCATTGCTTTGTAGATTGTATGCTCCCCACGTGGATGCCATATCTTCCCATTTCGTGAATGTAGTCCCCCATGTAGGAACATTGATGATTCGTCCAAATCCTAAACAACTCATTGGGAAAGAATAGATAGCGTAAGTATTGTCAATATAACTAAAAGAAAGAATATTATCAGAAGCTGTAACAGACAATTCACCGGCAGGTACGCTATTGTAGCAAAGCCATCCTTCTTTCAAATCATCAAATCTTTCACCATAACATTGTTGTACACTTGTTTGATTCATGTAAGGTGTGGGAGTCTCTAAGGCAAGTCTATATGGATCGGTAAAGTCAGGGATAATCTCATCGACTCTCTGTACGTTAGTTGAATCAGAGGCAAAAGAACCTACGATTCCTGGACGTCCAACAGAAGAAAACCATGTGTCATAATTGATAGTAGAATAAGGAGCATCGCAATCCCATACACTGTTTCTTGAATCAAATCTGAAGGGACTAAACGCATCTCCTGTGTATCGAAAAGCTCTCTCTGAAGAAGCAAATCGTATCATCAAATCTGAGTTAATAAATCCTATAGCTCTTATTGGCTCACTTGTCGGAGCTTGCAAATTGCCCGCATTATTGGCTGTAGTAAAATCTAACGGATTTTCTGCAACTGACCAAAATACCGTACTAACTGCTTGTACTCCATTGACTGTCACAGAAATTAAAAGTAATCTCTCTCGATTAGTAAATACATGAAGGCATTTTGAAATGTCGTAAGCTGGAACTCCACCTGTAGCAGTCACATTTTTTGTAGTCAGATTCGTATTTAGATATTTTATTGAAGTCCCATCGTAATATTGAATAGGATCAACACTATTGGTAAAGAAAGCTTTGAATTGATAATTTGTTAAACTAAAGAAATTAGAAATTGTTCCTGTGAAATGATTACCATAAACGCCTGCTGTTGAATCGAAAACATTTCCTGAGGCAGGAGCAACTGTAAATGTAATTGTGTAGGCTCCAGTGGCATAGTTGATAAAACTTAATGCACTATTAACATTTGTACCACTCAAAGAACCAAAGCCGTTATCTGATATGTTGCTAACAAAAACTCCGCCGGACGTATATTGAATGAAATGTACAGTCCCAGGAGTAATGAGATTTGCTGTCAAAGTTCCAGTAAACGTTAACGTAGCTTCATCACCTGTAAATACTGCTGATTGATAATAGTCATGAGGTATTTCACTAACCACCTGTATGGCTTGCGGTGGCTGAGACAAAACGCCGAAATTACTAACGATGAGCCCTACTCGTTGCTGATCAAAGACCATGATTTGTTGAGAGCCATTAGATGCGAAGTATTGCTTAATACCCATGATGGCATAAAGAGTCGGAGTCCCCATTGAGTTAACTGGCTGAGAATCCCATTGAAAGAAAACGTTGCTATAAATACCAGCAGGAGGAGCTACCATAAAATTCAATGTAACGACCAAGGTTGAAAGATTTACTGTTCCGGTACCTCCATTAGACCCTTGCAAATCTATGAGCGTAGGAGAAGCGTCTGATAGGTAAGTGAACTTTTCTGCGGTGCTACCCAATACAAGCGTTCCATATCCTAAGAAATTTGAACTTGTGGGCGTTGTGGGTAATGTTGTCGTGAAGGTTGTCGTTGCACCATCAGGATTAGGAGTCATCTTTACTTCAGTTCTATAACTCATCTTTGCAAATAGTCTGTATCCTGCAATTTTTTCTAAGACACCACGATACAAATGTGCATTGACCATCGTTTGATATGCATCTTTCGGTAAAAGCCAAGGCTCAACCGCTTCATCAAAACCAGTGCGAAAATTACTGATAGCAAAAGGTTGATACTCTTTCATGGTGTAGAATAAGTTATTACAAATTTATAACTACCGTTTAATGAACTACTGGTTGTTGCGGCTTGGATTGATAAACCTGAGGCAGTGATACTTATTCCTGGGTCACTTACAGTTCCTATTTGCAATACAGTATTACTGGAAACAAATTGGCCCATCGCTGATGCATTTACAGCTCCAATACCTCCAGGAGGAATTAAAAAATATGATCCACTCGAAAAAGCAGGGACTGTAAATACAGTTGTGGGACTAGTGGTTAAGTTTACAGAACCTGAAACCGTAACCGTTACAGCTTGATTAATTGGAAGGAAATAAGCTGTCGTTCCATTGAAGAATTTTGGCACTCCTCCATTTACATAATACATTCCATTTGTTCCGGCAGGCAAAGCAACAGGATCAGCTCTATTAGGCATTGATGCTTGCAGGTGATATGTCTGCGTAGGATCAGTCGCATTCACCGGAAAATTATGTTCTTGGTTAACTGCCGCTTGAATGAATTGAAAGTTGGCTTCGATAGGAGATTGTGTTGTTGAAATCTGTTGGTTTGCCTGAGGAACTGCATTTGTGTAAACCATTGGGCCTCCTAAAACTTGGGTACTGAACGTTCATATAAATATTCTTCGTAAGTATCTTGCATGCAGATGTCTTTGAATCTCATATACTCTGGAAGATACTGATCGTATTGATCCATCTGGTTGAAAACTTTGAAGATATGTAGAGATGCTCCTAAGGCAATCAATGGACCTAAGTCAGGACGAAAAGGAACATCGGTATTATTAATTAAGGGTTGAGGTATCTGTATGCCTTCCATCTTGACGAGATACACTTGATCTGGCACAGGACGTAAAACAAACATTGCCACAGAATCGCGAGTGTCCACCGGAAAAGGAACTACTGTTGTTGGTGGGGTTCCTGCTGAATTGGGATAAGGCTGCGTTCTATAAAATAATATTTCTTGCGGTCTATTAGCCATGTAGGTCTGTGATGTGCAGACGATATTTGTATTGTTGGCTGGTGGTGCGGCAAAAGCTAAACTACTTACAGCCCCCGTTGCATAATTAATCGTACCGCTAAGAGTAGCATTGCCATTAAGAGGATCAACAAATCCCCCGGTTCCATTATCTTGGGCAATTTGCGTACCATCTGTGACATAAACGCTCCCTGCTAATACTGGAAATGCTGGAATTTGAAATGTAAAACTATTGAGTGATCCGTTACCTGTTCCTACAACAACTTTGTTCTCTTGCTGCGGCCAATCTGAATAGAAAGTATCTGGGTCAATATTCCATTCAAGAGGAAAACCATCGCAATAAGCCACAGGATTGAATGTCTGGAAAGTTGGTGGCGCTAAATATTGATCGACATTTGCCTGAGTATAGAATTGATAATAAGTGTAGCCCCAGAAGATTTTAAGCTCCTTGGGCAACACGAATTGATAATAGTAATTGATATAATTCGTCATCACCGCGTCAGTCATCATAGTAGTATCAGGACGACCGGTAATGCCTCTCGCCTCTTGATTGATAGTGCTTAGATTCCAGACTGGTGGTGTAAAAGTCATTACGCCCTCTCACATACGAAGTGTGTCTTGTAACCAGCGATGTAAACCTCAGGGAGTCCTTCAGAATTTCTGCGGTATTTCTCGATGTTTTCACGGCATGATTCAAGATTGCGAATCACTTCTAACGGTAAGCTGTACTTATGACCATCAATGAGCTTATATTGCTTGAAAGGATGAGTCTTACTAGCATAGTGAAACTCAAGCGGATAACCTGGGTCTCTTTGATTTCGGAATGTAATCATCTCCACGTGAGGAATTTCTTGAGCGACAACTACTTGGTTTTCTTTTAATTCTGCGGCTATCTGCTCAATTGGTTCGTCAGCAGGACCCGATAGATGTTGCTCTTGCAGTTTCTCTACGGGAATTTTCTTTTCTTGTTTTCTTGATATGACTGTTGCCATTGTTATTCCTTTAATTATTGATTGTTGAACATCAGGCCTGGTGGATTTCCTGCCGTTGGTGGATAAGAAACAATGTTGATTTCTCCGCCAGATATGTAGGGAATAAAGGCCGATGTATTTACTGGATTAAATGAAAGATCATAGAGTTGAAATGTCATGGCAATAGGATCGAAATTAGCAACGATGTATCGGTTATCATTGACCTGATACATTCCCACAACTTTTGATATCGTCACGGTCTGTCCTAAAGCTACAGCAAATGAATTGGGATCAGCTACAGATGCCAATGTCACCACACCAGGGTATGCTTGAGATATGTTTGTTATCTGATAAATGGTTCCTAACGGAAATCCCACTACTGCTGTCATTTTTTACCTATGTATTTTCGAAGAGGAGTGTTTAGCTCCCCCTCGAAATTGTTTATTACCACCCTGTTGGTGTTTGCCAGATAGCTTCCCATCTAAGGACGTTTCCATTGGCTCCGACGACGCTAGTTCCGAGAGTTAAACCTTCGTAACCAATGTCGTATTGAAGACCTGCTGGAGCTCCTGGGGTAACTACTTGACCTGTCACAGGATTTAATACAGGTGCTGTTGGAGGATAAGAAATCACATCCATCTGCGCGTTTGGCGATGTTGTGAATGTTCCAAGAGCAGTTGTATCGACTGGATTTCCAAATGTGTCATACAAGTTGAATGTGTATGTTGGACCACCACCGACGATGGTTAATCCAGCAACGACAAATCGATTTGTATTTAAACCAGACATCCCGTTAACACCCGAAATAGTAAACGTCATACCATTCACGAGTGTCATTGAGTTTGTTGGAGTAATCGAGGCAACTGTTACTACGCCAGGATTTGCATTTGTAATCGTGTTAATAACGTAATCAGTATTCTGCCAATCACCACCTAGGATGACTGGAGTCACGCCGTTTGTAGTGAGATACGAAACAGCAGGAGCCCCGGCAGTATATGTGGTATTAAGAACGCTAGCATTAGGCATGTTCTTTAACCACAAAGACTTACCAGCAGTTGCACTGTTTGGTGGGTTTACTTCTAAAATACTTAAGTTCCAGACTCTAAAAACATCTGGTATAAAGCCAAGGGCCAACGTAACTGCGGCCGCTGTGCTATTGATAATTCCACTTCTATATTGAACCATTTTATTGCCTCCTATTGATTACAGTTTTTGAGTTGACAACAGACGTGTGATCCAGTTGTCGTTCAATAGGCGAGTTGCAAATGGATACTTGTAACCTACAGAACCTCTTTGGTTTAATGGATCAGATGTACCGCTAGAACCAAGTGGTTTAACGATAAATTCGGCTTCCTTAGAACCAAGTTTCACAACGCCATAAGCTTCTTGACCAAGTATGATGTTGTTCCAAACTGGAGTCGAAGCACCATTGTTGAAACCGTTAGTGCTCAAAAGCCATCGAACGTTGTTTGTGGAACCCCATTCAGCGTCTAATGCGTCCATTGGGTTTGGATAGTTAGCTGAGCTTAAGAAGTCAGCGCAAGCTTCCAAGTCGTTCTGGATTGTAACGTCCATGAATCCCCAGTAAGAGCTACGTACAGGTGATGTCGCGAAGCGATTTTCACCAGGAATTGGTTTTGTCATCAAACGAGCATTACCTAAACGAAGAGCACGTACAGCAGTCTTAATGTCCGCAGTAGTGATTTCTGTAGGAGTATTACCGTTAGTACCATTTGAGCAGAGAATTGAGCTGGCTGTTGAGACCATCATGTTTCTGATCAATGTGTCGATAGTCAAACCTAACTGCAATGAAAGTACGCGAGTAGCTTCGTTAAGCACTCTATCTTGTACCGTAAACTGTACTTGATCGGTTCGTTATCAAGTCTGTTACTTTTATGACCACTACGGTGTGGCGGAGGGTCTTGTTATTCCCCTCTCTGCATATTTCTAAGCAGGCCCGACTATCGCATCTCCCAAAGGAGTCCACTCACTTAGTCTGTCACGGTGGACATTAATTCCTGAGCCGAGAACATTCTTGAAATGCGAAGAACTTATAACGGAAAAGGAGGGAGAATCATCGTTTCCAATGAAGACCTTTCTATCCGTAACAAATGTTTTTCTATTTCTCGAAGTCTCAATACTCATAAGCCTATTAATATCCTTCCGCCTTGTCTTCCTTCTGCTAAGCAGCGAGGAGGTCCAAGTCAATCAGAGTAGATTTATTTATGTCACCACAACCATTAATGGTGACGAAGTTTCCATACCACTTAATTTGGGTAGAGAAGTCTGTCACAGCGAGTGCATCTCCCGGAGGAGTAGTACCGTCAGTAATAGGTACAGTAGCTGCTGAGAGCGTACTGTATCGACGGAAAATCATCTGATCGCCAGAATTTAACGGAATCGTTCTCTTCTGTGCGAACATGTCGTAGATGTAATATGGACGGGCTAATGTAAGCAAAAGCCTGTCAAAATAAGTTCTCACTTCTGGTGGAACTTGTGCTGTTGTTGTAATTGGCATATATCAACCTTTTCGGGTTAGATATTCGCCATGTTCCTCGCAGCTACTTTCATAAAATCCTCATCAGACATGCTTGCATAATAGTCAGCATTACTTAACGTTCCATTCCCACCCACACTCGCGAGAGTCTGAGGTTTCTGTGCGTTTGCAATAGCGCGCTGGGCATTGCTATTAGTTTGAACAGGGTTTTTGTCTTGCCCTGTTTGCGACGCTCTTGCATTCAATTCTGCTAATAAATAAGCTGCCTCATAAGGATTGCTAGCTTTTTGGATCATTTCGGCAAATATCGGGTTTTTACTAGTAAGTTGCGGTACATGCTGAGTGACCATATTGTTCCAGTCCTGGTGCTGAGACTTCGTTGCGATTGCGGCAATTGAATCCTTCATCTCTTGACGGAGTAATTGATTCTCTTGACGAATTGCTTCGAAGGCCTTCTGCACATCTCGACCACTATCCCAATCCAATGCTGATAGAGCATCTTCTTGAGTTGTCTCCGGCTCTGGCTGACGCAAAGGTGTTTTGGAGTAAGCTTCTGCTTGTCCTCTCCAATATTCACTTTCTTGTTTCAACTTGGCTGTCTCTTCACGTAATGCCCGAAAGTTCATCTCCTTATCGGACAATTGCCCCTGACCGGCGTCATCGAAGGGTGATTTTACGCCCGTGTTTAAAGGATCATCGACGACATGACCCACATTTACGTCTGGATATGAGTTGTATTGTGCTTCTTGCGCTGGCTCAGGGAACAACTCAGCCCCGGGTCGCGACATATCTAATTCTTCCATTTTTGGTTCCTTATGATCTCGGCGACAGATCGGTTTACGCCCGTTTTCAAAAAAATACTTGTCACTTGAGACAAAATTTTTTTAGAAACCTATTCTACTAAGCCAACAAAATCGATCCTGACTTTTTGGCTGCTTCTCCTACTGTAGGAACATAATCTTTACTTGAAGCTGACATTTCGGATTCACTTATTGGAACGTCGAAAGGTAAACTCAGATCTGTTTCTACAATCAATCTTTTATCCTTGTGCACCCACTTAAACACCATGACTCCGACCATTGCTTGTGGTGGTCTCTTTGCGATAACTTCCCATCCCATAACCAGCGCATTCTTTTGATGAACGTGTGGCTTGGCAGCAAATAGTATCCAGAAATCCCGATTCATCTTCTTTGCGTAAGATTCAGCCAAACGATTCGCGTCCGCCCAGCAATCAAATGCCATCGGTTCTCTCGTTTCGCCTATCTCTTGCATGTTAGAATTTCGTTTTTGGCCTATAAGTGTCGTTTCCATTTCTCACCTATGCCCAAGGATATTCACGGAATTGAGAATGGGCCATACCGAAGTCTTTTTCGTTCCCGCGTTTACCAGCGAGTCCATAAGCTTCGTCCATAGCTTCCATCTTCATTTCATAAACTCCAGCTTGCCAATCCATCGCTACTGTTTTAGGAGTAGTTTCAGATTGATGGCTAACCATAGGCTGGCGCTCATTGTAATGTTCCATGCTCTCAAATCCACCTTGACGGCCACTTGGATTCTCTTTCATGTTATTTCTCCTTTTTCTTTAGTTTCCTCTTTATGCTCAGAGGGGTATTTGCATGCTCAGCCTTCTTCAACTGACTGCGTGCTTTTTCTAGTGCTGTCTTTTTCTTCGCCATAAATTCCTCTATTTCTTCTTTACCCATTTTCCAATTGCATTCACTGCACATCAATCGCCACGACCATCGGTTCCATACTTTGCTACTGGTAATAATGTATTTTGGAAAGCTCTTGGGTCTTCGTAAACTGGCTTTCCTGGTTTTACTCCTTGCCATTCTTCCCAGTACTCGTGTTGTGCTCTCTCTGCTGCCAATGCTCGTTGAATCTCCGTATCAATAGACTGGTGCGCTGCCGAGTCTTTCGTCCCTTTCGTATGGTAAGTACTTCTTGAAGATAACTGTTCTTTCGCCCACGGTCCTGGTAGCGGATGATATGTCTGCTTGTCGTAAGCCGTCTGACCTGGCTGCGGTTTCAATGTGTTTAACGGGCCTTGACCATTGTCCCTTCTCATTATTCATCCTCTTCATCCAATGATTTAAAAGATCCATCTTCTTCGCGATATCCGTATTCAATAATCACTTCGGTTTCAGTTTCTATGATTCGATATCCAATATCTTTATTTGTGCTTTTCAATAAAGATATCCTAACTGAGCTTGTCATCATATTATCCTCATCATTGACAAGACCTAACTTCGAGATTGACCATTGACTAAGAGGTTTATCAAATTTTACTCTTCCATTTCCTTTGTCCTTCATTAATGCTGGCAAGTCTACTATTTCATCTAAATCCATATTTCTCCTAAAACGAAGCTTTACCTAAAGGAACACTTCCATCATTATGTCCATGTTCGTAAATATAAGTTTGTTCATGCTGCTTTCTTTCATTGTCAGCCATAAACTGCATGTCACTCATCGTTGGTCCTACTGAACCCTGTTTCAATGCAGCGTATCTTCCTCTTTTATTCGCTTCTGTTTCTGCTACTGATCTTGGCAAATGAGTTTTCATCTCTTCCCCTACTGCACTCATATAACCTCCTTCACCTTGAAACATACTTGCTGTCATGGCATATCCGAAAATTGTATTCCTGCGGGATAATCAATCATCTGTCCTGCGATATGCTCAAATTTCCTATCACTTCTGAAACAAGACATATTTCTTTCTAAATACTCTCTTGAATGTGGCTGCATCCCAACCGTATCCAATTGATTGCTCCAACTTTGTTCCAGTTCTTCTCTTTGATACATGTCAAACGGAACTGATGTTCCCATCGCAAGATAATCATTTCCATGACTCATGTTTTGACCATTTAATCCCATCTGTTCCTGCATGCGGGATTTGGCAAACTCTTCTGGAATTGTTTCATAGTCTCCAGGCCATCTTTGTTCTTTCATATCCTACCTCTTGTAATGCTTCTCTAAATGCTCTAAACGCATCATTTTTGATTCTTTATGTCTTTGCATCTCGTCGTTCAACATCTGCTTCATAGGTCCACCGGATGCATACGATTGTGTTACCATACGAACAGGCTCATGCATTTCATCTGCTGTTCTTGTTTGTCTGTTGTGCTGTAAGTCTTTTCCTGCGACTCTCATGTCACTATCGCCTGCACCTACTTGGGTGTAACCGTCTTGCATGCTTTATTCCTTTATTGCTTTATTCCTTTATTGCTTTATTCCTTTATTGCCTGTTGAGGAACTACTGTATCGGCTGCTGCTAACCTTTGCTCTTCCTCTACCCCACGAATAATTCCAAGTATCTTCTCTGCATGTTCGATTCCCATTCCTTGCTGCTTAAGTTCCATCTCTTGAAACTCTTTACCTGCGCGAATGATATCCAAAACACTTCTAGATCTTTCTTCTTGAGCCGCTGCCAATCGTTCTTCTGATAATGCTGCGTCGTATTTAATCCTACTAAGCCGCTCTTCTCCCAAGGCAACATCCGTAAATGCTTTCGCTTCCAGCAACTTGTTGACTCTTTGTTTGTCTTCCAATTCCACTTGCTGTGCTGCTTGTGCCGCTTGAGTCTGCTGCTCGATCTTTTCCATGAACTTTTTCTGTATTGGGAATGGTGACAACTCCCATAACATTTCGTCTGGTACTTGCGTGCCTCCCATCTTCATTGTCCATGCTTGCAAGAACGCAGATGACTTTTGCGAATCTGTCATCACTGCTTCTACAAGATCAACATCATAATCCAAGAAAGTTCCATTATAAAACTCAGGTGTCGGTTCTTCTTTCAGCAATCTTTCTACTTTGTCCGGCGTGTACTTTTGAATCAGCTTCAATACTTTCTTACTCAATAGGCAATGGGCTTCTCTAAAATTGTCCATAATGGGACCCAGTTGCATGATAGCCATCGATTGCTTCATCTTAAACAATACGCCGCTCATCCTGTCTGTCTGGTCATTCCCCAACGCTCCCAAATCAACAAAGTCTTTAATGTCCGCATCGAATGAATCCTGTAATGCAAACAATGCTTCTGGTATATTCGGCGCATCAATTCTTTCTGCATCACTCAACTCAAAGCCTGGATTGAAGAATACAATCTTTCCCTGACCTGTCTGAAACAATGACTTCGGATTAGAAACTGCTCCAGACTTCGCCTTCCATCCACTTCCTATTTGCGAATCAACGATATCCAAAAGTTTGGACTTTCGCATGTTGTACTCTTCCTGGCTGTCTCTTAATAGTCTCTGTAAAGATTGATATTTCCATTGGTACAAATCATACGAAGGTTCAAACACACAGTAAAAGGGCACGAAAGGGTACTCTCCCAAGCCCCAAGGATCCTCACCGCTATATAACAGCCGATTTTCTACTATTATATTATACTCGACAGTCTTGTAGTACCCCTCTATAACAGCAAGGTTTGGAAAGAATTGTTGCATCATTTCAAGACGCTTCTTATTCCCTTTCCACGGCTTCTGCTCTCCCGTAACCTTGTCGATCAAAAGCCATCCCTTTTTATATCTTTGCTTCCAGTACTCGTTGTATGCCAGTAATTCTTGTAATCCCCATTGTCTTGCATATGGCTCATACGTAAACTTTTCGTCTCTGTTACCATATCCCATTGCATCGACTTCCCTCTCACAACCTGGCACCAGTGACTTAATGACATCTTTGCTCAAGTACTTACGTCGAGCCATAAAAGTGCAGTCTTCTAAGTCTAATCGATAGCTGAATGGGTCCCAGATCACATCATTCCAGTTATCTAAGTGAAAGGAAACTCGTCCATTCACATAATCTTGTCGATAATCAACCCAAGGCGATACCCACGAAACTCCTGATATCAAACTTCCATGCCTTGCTTTCTGCATGATTCGATATCCATTGTTGCTGCTCATTGTCTGTCGAAGAAGTTCTGTCAATTGCTCTGCTGTCTTTGGATTTGAGTTTTCTCTTGCTACAACAACTTCTTGATGCTCGTTAGCGCTCAGATACCCGCTTACCATGTTGATGGTCTTTCGCGACTTATTGAACGTGAAAGCGTTTCGTCTCTCTTCATTCAAGTATCTCAGCTGATCCAAACTCCACTGATTTCCAAGATAAAATCCCACATCTCGATATGCTTCAGCGTAATATGTGTTAAGAAGCATGTACGCGCGGTTGTAATCTTGCGTGAAATCACTGACAACATCGTAATCTGTCGGCATTCAAAACCTTGCATTCTTTCAAAAAATTAGTTTACGGCACTTTTATCGCAGTAAAATCTTTTTTTTAATTTTATGCAAGAGTTAAGAGTAAATTGAATAAAGTTTTGACAAAATTCTGTTTTACGGTTAGATTGATGGCGTAAATTTAAAGAAAGGAAAAGCCCACCTCTTGGTGAGATGGGCTGAAGACTCATAACCCCGAGTAAGAATCGGAGGTCAAGTATAATAACGATTCACAATGTCGATTATTATACCTGATCTCCAGATTTTTGCAAGAAAAGAAATTATTTGGAGATCATTAATGTCAATTTCATCGCAAGACAATTCAACAATCCATAATGTTAGACTCGATTCACATTTCACAATAACATCAAATTTAACCCCAGAAGACCCTAACTTAAGTTGGGCTGCTAAAGGGTTACTTTGGTACATACTTAGTCGACCGAAAGATTGGTCTGTTCATACTTGGCAATTAGAAAAAATATATCAAGGTAAAGCCAGAGGAAACAAAAAAGATGCAATTCAAAGCATAATGAAAGAGCTAAGAAACGCCGGATATATTAAATACATAAAGTACAGAGATTCAAGGGGTAAGTGGTCGCATAGATATGATGTTTATCCAATGCCAGTTAAGGATTTTCAAAAAATTTTTCCAGAACCGGCTCAACCAGATACGGTTCATCCAGACGCGGTTAAGCCCGTTGTATTAACAAGTACTGATTCACCAAGTACTGAATTAATAAGAAAGAATATTATTGCGGACCCTCCAAAGAAGATGCCTG